GGTAGAACACTCTACGAGTTTTTACTAAATAGAATATAATTTAAAACCCGCTAAGAGATTAGCGGGTTTTTTCTTTATTAAATAGTTTTGGTGATTATTGATTTAAAATCAATGGTGTTCTACCGTCAGTAATGATAACTTTATTCCTAGTGTTTCTTAAAGCTTCGATGTATTGTTGTTGTAAAACTTCTTTAGTCAATCCACTTGATTTCATTCTGTTTGTTTCAGCATCAATTTTAGCTTTCTCAAGATACATTTTAGAAGTTTCAAGTTCATTCTTAACTTGATTTGCTTGTTGCACTGCATTATTTCTATTTTCTATGGCATCAGCCATTGATTTAGGCGGGTTAAGTCCTGAAGTAAGCGTATTTAATGTAAAACCTTTTTTCTTGAATTTCTCAGTCAATAATAATTCTACTGCTTTTTCGAAGGAACCTAAGTTATTCATCAAACTATCAGTTGTGTATGTTCTAGCTTCTTCTCTAAAACTATCAGTAACTAATTTATCAAGTGTATTGTTTTCTACATTTTTTAAAAACTCCTCTCCTGTTCCAAGGTGTTTATAATTCAAAACGATTGACGGCGCTTGACCTCTTGTGGCATTGTAAGTATAACTTGGATCAACCGTAAAAATACCCGCATCACGAGCTGAAACTCTTACAGCATCACAATCTGCTTTTTGCTCAAACATTGGCACTTGGTATAATTCAGAACCAGGCAATAAAGGTCCTTGCGCACCTGTAACAGTTTTGAAACTTTCTATTCCATTACGACCATAGTCAGTCATTAAGACTCCTTCGTAATTCGGTTCAGGACGATTGCAAGAAGTTAATGCTAAAATTGCGATTCCGATAATTAGTAACTTTTTCATGATTAATTTGTTTTTTTATTATTAAAAAATTTGACATAAGGGAAATAAACTAAAACTATCACACTCCCCATTAAAGTGACAATCGCTAGACTTGGAATTTCGCTTCTAAATGCCCATTGGTTTATTTTACCGAGCGTAACTACAAATACGATGAAAACTATTGTCTTCAAAATTGTGTTTTTCATTTGAATTGATTTTTAATTGATTAAAATTATACTACAAAGCATTTGTTTAATGCTAATAGTGAAAAACTAAAGTGCAATATTACACTATAAAATTGTAAACACGAAATATTTAACGACCTTAATCGTTTGTTGTCGTTTATTATTTATCTTTGTGGTAAATACTTGACTATGATTTTAATAAACAAAGTACGCAACACTGTATTGCATTTGTTGGACAAAAACAACAGAGGTTTCATTTCTCCAGAGAAATTCGATTCTTTTTGTTATTTGGCTCAAATGGATATTTTCGAAAACCTATTTTATCAATATAACAAATGGTTGGCTAATAAGTCGAAGCATCTTACCGGTACGGAGTACGCTGATATTCCTAAGAATATTAAAGAGCAAATTGATGTATTTTCGGCTTATTCCACCATTTCAAATTTCACCTACAACCCTACTACAGAACTTTGGAGTTATACGGGTTCGGATAAGTATAGGGATGAAGGACTTTCGCTCAAAAACGCTAGTGGAAAAAGAGTTGATGTTGAGCAAGTTTCAAAAGGAATAGAGTTGAACAACTTGATAAACTCCAAAATCAATGCCCCTACTACTACCTACCCTATTTACGTAAAAATTGGTAACGGTTTCAAAGTGTACCCAACGGTTCCTGCCGGATTTAGCTTGGAATTGCTTTATATCAGAGTCCCTAAAACTCCTAAATGGTCATATTTATTAGTACAAGGAAACCCTATTTACAACGCAGGAGCAAGTGATAAACAAGACATCGAGCTTGATGATTCCTTGTTTGTGCCTTTCGTTACAAAAGTAATGGCCTACTGTGGAGTTTCGATACGTGAGCAAGATGTAGTAGCCGCTGCTTCGAACGCCGAAGCAACTATGGACCAAAAACAATCATAAGATATGAGTTCAATGAACCCCCAAGAATTTTACGAAGATGAGTTGAACCATGGCTCCTACGTATACGTCACCTTAGAAGAATTGGTTACTAATTTTATTGCTAACTACTGTGGTGATGGTTATTTACTTGTTAATCCAAGCCGCAGCAAAATAATCTATCAATTTAAGCAAGGGATTAAGAAGTTTTCGATGAACGCCTTACGTGAGGTGAAAGCAATCGAGCTTGAGCTTGGCGATACGCTAGATATTATTCTTCCACCCGATTATGTTAACTACGCTCGAATCTCTTATGTGAATCCAGATACAGGAGATTTGATGGTTTTATCAGCTAATACAAAATCACCTATCGCTACTGCTTACTTGCAAGACCATAATGCAGATATTTTATTTGACGACAATGGTTTTGTTTTAGAGGGTAGTACATTTTTTGCAGGATTAAACGATACTGTCAAACAAAGAAACATCACTGATAACTGTTCTTCAGATACGGACTTTCGCTTAGATACCACTCAAAATGCTAACGGAACATTTACTATTGATACAAGAGTAGGAAAGATACATTTTAGCTCTGATAATGCTACAAGAGTAATAATGCTCGAATACATTTCAGACGGCTTAGAATACAGCAATGAAAGCGATATTAAGGTGTCAAAATTTGCTGAGGAAGCTTTGTACAACTTTGTAAACTACGAATTGGTTAGAAACATTTTCGGGTTACCAATGTACGAGAAAATAGCAGCAAAGAAAAGTTGGGAAAGTGCTTATAAAAATGCAAAAATCGCTATGATGAATATCAAGATTAGCGATGTGATGTTGTTTTTGAATGCGAAACGAAAACACATAAGATAGATGAAACTACAAAATTTATTCTCAAAAGGTATCATAAATAAGGACGCCAATCATCGTTTCGTAGATTCGGAGGAAATGATTGATTCTGAAAATTTTTTCGTGACTACGGTAGATGGTTCTAGCAACGGGATTGGAAAAAATGCCTTGGGAAATGCCTTGAAAACTGCTTACAATATTACGGGAGGAAAAACAGTTGGCGTAGGTATTGATACCTCGAACAACAAAGTTTACAATCTTGTAAAAGGAACCAATCACGATTACGTTATAGAGTATGACCCGCAAACTTATACTTCGATTATCGTGCTGCAATCTACTACGGGGACCCGCCTAAACTTTAGAGCAGGAGAAAGAGTACGAAATGTAGATATTATTACAGATGCTAATGGAGATGGAAACATTATAGCTTTTTCAGGTGATAGTAATCCACCAAGAGTATTCAATATAAATAGGGCTAAAACTTGGGGAGTTGATGGATTTTCGGAGGCAGAGATTATGCTTGCTAAAGCACCTCCTTTGTATCCACCTACTGTAGTTCAGCTTAACACTCTTGACGAAAAAGAAAATTTTTTAAAAGAGAATTTCATTTCATTTGCTACGAGATACAAATACAGCGATAATTACTATTCTGTTATTTCATCATGGCAAGAATACTCCTTTTCACCCGAACGTTTCCAATTGGATTTTAGTTCTTGTGAGAATAAAGGAATGGTGAATACTTTTAACGCTTGCGACATTACTTTTAATACAGGGCCAAGAGATGTTGTAGCAATTGATTTGCTTTTCAAGTATAGCAATTCATCAACAGTTTATAAAGTAGATCAGTTTGTAAAAGCAGATGAGTCTTGGGGAAATAATATAAATATCCCTACTCCGATACGATTTACTAATAGTAAAGTGTTTTCTATTTTACCCGAAGACCAATACTCTAGGTCCTTCGATAACGTGCCTGAAAGTGCCGTGGCTGCCACAGTTGCAGGAAATAGACTTATGTTTGCTAACTACAAAGAAGGTAAAAATTTGATAGATAAAAATGGTAATTCTGTAGTTATGGATTATACCGTTGGGTCCTCTTCAGTATCTCCAGAATCAAATACAATTGCTGTAACCAAACTTTCAACGCCTTCTATATTTGACGCGTCAAGTATTGCTAACGGTAAAATTAGGTTGGATTTCACGGGTGTTAATTTGGTGAATAGAGCTTCTGTATCTATATTGTTTAACTTACAATCTGTTCCCGTTTCACCTGCTCTTACTCCTGCAAGACCTGTTTTCTCTTTTATGAAGCCTTATGCAATAGTCTTGAGTAAAGATTATCCTAACATATCTAGTTTGATAGCTGATGATGCTAGTAATGGCTTTAAATCAGGGATTCAAGGGTATTTAAGTGAGTTATTCAAGTCTTCTTTAGTTTTACCGCCGAACGCTTTAGCATTTCCAACTTCTTTGTTTAACGGATTTACAGTTTCGACCATAAGTGCTAATGTCATAGAAATTGTGCTTCCTTCTATTAAATATGAAATAGGAGTTTTGCCGTCAGGACCTAATACTTTTGTAAAAGAGTACATGAAAGATAGTGCTACTACAGCTTATGTAGATTCAGTAGGTAGCAAAAAAAGCATGAAAAGTAATAGAGGTTATGAGGTTGTAGTAGTTTATAGAGATGCTCAAGGTAGAAAAACTACGGGTCTTTCAAGTGAGAAAAACACTGTATTCATACCTATCTCAAAATCCGCTTCAAAGAATACTTTGACAGTAGACATGACTAACACTAAGCCTCCTGCTTGGGCTACGACTTACAAGTTTGCAATTAAGGAACCAACGGGAGCTTATGAAGAAATTTATACTACGGACTTTTATGAAGATGGGTACTTTCGATGGGTACGATTAGAAGGAACGTCTAAAAATAAAGTCCAAATTGGCGATGATTTATTAGTTAAAAGAGATTCAACAAGTATTATATCTCGACCGATCAGCGTAAAAGTTTTGGATATTAAAACTCAAATTGCTGATTTTATTACGGGTGGCACTATTTCTGAGTTGCCAGGATTGTACATGAAGATAAAACCCGAAGGTTTTGATATGCCTTATAATCCTGATAGTTACAAGGAGTACCTAGGGTTTAACGGTAAAAGAAGTGGGTATCCGTCTGTAACTTTGGATATACCAAATTCTGTTGCAACAAATAATATTCCCGAAGGCTCAGTATTGACAGTTGATTTAAAAAGTAATTTTAGTAACGAGAGTGAGTTTAATAAATACTCCACACAAATAATTGCTTCTAGTGATTACCCTAATTTTCAAACATTCTTTAATGTTCAGATAAATTCGATGGTTTTTCAAGGTGATAATAGCAGTGTTGATTTTGGTGGAATATTCTCAAAGTCTTCACCAGGAGTAAACCAATTCCAAATACAAGGTACGTCTAATGGTAGAAACACTGTAATCAATCCAAAAAGCGGTTTTTTAGACGTAAAAGTAACTTTGCGAACTACGGCGGGATTCCTAATATTTGAAACAAAAGGGAAAGATATTGACGGAGGACTTTTCTATGAAACTCCTGATGTTTTTGATATTGTAAATGGTGAACACGTTGTCAATGGACCTGATGTAGTATCAGGAGTTCATTATTTGACTAAAACTTTTAACTGCTTCTCACAAGGTAATGGAGCCGAAAGTTATCAAATTAGAGATGCCTTTAACCAAAAGTTTCTAGGGATTGATTTTTCACCTACAGGAGTTTCTTCCGATGTTTATAAGCAATCTAATCGATATGCAGATATAACGTATTCAGGAGTTTTTAATTCTAATTCTAATGTAAATAAACTGAATGAATTTAATCTTGCCTCAGCAAATTTCAAAGAAGATATTGATAAATCATACGGAGCAATCTACAAAATCAAAGGAGAAGAAACCAATATACAAGTATTTCAAGAAGATAAAGATTCTCAAGTGTTTTATGGTAAAGATTTTTTACTAAACGCTGACGGAAGTACGAATTTAACTAAAATATCAGATGTTCTAGGGAGTCAAGATTTATATCAAGGAGATTTTGGTATTAGTACTCATCCTGATAGTTACGCAAACTCTGGAAACGATGTGTACCATACCGACGTAAATCGTGGCGTAGTTATCAAGAAATCGAACAACGGATTGTTTGAAATATCAAGCCAAGGAATGAGAAGTTATTTCAAAACTTTGTTCAGAGATAATGTAATCAATCACATCAACGGAAAGTACGATCAGTTCAATGATGTTTACGTATTGAATATTCAGTACAATACTTCATCTTATGTAACGTGGGTGTATAGCGATAAAGACAACGGATGGTTAGGTAGAATGACTTTTAATCCCGAAGATATGTGTTGTATTAACGGAAAGTTTTTAGCCTTTAAAAACGGTGAAATCTACGAACACAACCAATTAACGGGTAGAAATACTTTCTTTGGCGTGGAATACCCAAGTAAGTTTACATTCAATTTCTCTCAAAGTCCAAGCGAAAGAAAGATTTACAAAACGGCTGAAATTGAAGGTACAGATTCTTGGCAATTAGCCTTAGAAACTGATTTGGATAAAGGCTACATCAACGCAAGTGACTTTGAGAAGCAAGAAGGGGTTTACAGAGCATACACGAGAACTTCTAACGAAACTATTGACTCTTCCCTATTGTCTTGTCAAGGAATAGGAAATTGTACGATTAGCGGGCTTGT